CTCAGTAATAAATTCTACCTTGTTAATTTCTTCTGTGATGAGTTTCATTTGTTTATGCGGTAAATCCTACTTTTGCTCCAAGATCTGCTGTATCTGCAGCAAATACACATTGTGTTGGGTTTTTTTCTAACAACTCAGTTGACCCTCTCAGCAAAGTAAAAGATCCAACAACATCTCCACTTTGTGTTTCCACTACAGTGACAAGATGATCACTAGCAGTTGCTGTGTTTGTTAAACGAACAACAGTTGCTTCGGAGAAACTAGTCGCAGCGCCAGTTGTTGTTGGTAATGCTGCTTCAGCACCCTTACATAAAATTCTAGGCATTATTCTTCCCCTTGTGGCTCTTCTGTTTTTGGTTGTTCTTCACTATCGAAAAAACTTGCTGCTACAATCGGTCTAGCAGCGTCAATTCTTTCAGCGGCTTTTGCATACAGAGACGCTTTGATGGCATCAGAAACTTCCGATGCTTTCGCACCTGTTGCAATCAGATCGATAACGTTATCCATAAAAAATCAATGTATTATATTTTATATTTATATCTCAGCCTTTTTGGTGTCCTTTTGCATCTGAGCATCTGTCGCTGCTGCTTGTGCTTCCATATCTGGTTCGACAGGAACTTGACCCATTCCCATCGGATCTTGACCCATTGCCATTGGGTCTTCACCACCAGGTAAAGGTTCTCCCGTAATTGGATCTACTGTTCCAGGAGCTGGGATAATACCTTTGTTAATTTCATCTTCAATTTGCTCATCAATCTCAATGATTTCTGAGTCAGTTTGACGCAATACTTTCTTTCTTACATATTCGGTAGAGTAATACTTGCCAATGTAAGGTTCGATAGTTGCAAGATTGCCGAGTCTGCTCTGAAGCATTTCAGATTCTTTCAACTCTGCAAACTGATTATCATAGAGGAAGTCATACTGAATATGGTCAGACATGATCTCCCAATCTTCGGGAGTAACAATGTTCTTGAGAATCAATTGCGTTCTCAGCATGTCGTTAAACATCTGAGAAAAACGCTTTCTCAAACGACCAACAAACTTGGCAAACTTAAGTTCGTCTCTCAGAATCTCAGAAGAACGACCAAGATTAAAACCACCATCGGCAGCAATTCTTGACTCAGGAACTCCAAGTGCTCTGTAGAGTTTCTTTTGGAAATACTCAATGTCAGCAAGTTCGCCAAGGTTTTGTCCACCAGGGAGTGTGGTGATTTCTGTTCCACGACCACCTTCTCTTCTGGGTAACCAGAAGTCTTCCATCATGGACATAAACTTACGATCATCACGGACTTCACCCGTGTTTGCATCGTAAACTAACTTGTTTCTGTAGCGAGACATAACTTCTTTGAGGTATTGCTCCGCTTTTACCTTGGGAAGATTGCCAACGTCAATGTAGAAAATTCTACGCTCAGGTGCTCTGGACAAACGATAGATTACCAGAGAGTCCTCAATCATTCTCAGTTGATTGAGTGCCTTGATTGCCTTATGCATATAAGACAATACTGTTCCTTTATTTCTATCAATGAGACCAGAACTGCAATAGACTACAGAATCTTTTGCAATTTTTATCGAATTTCTTCCTACTTTACCGCCAGCACCACTAAAGGTTCCGCTGGGATAATTTGATTTTGGAGTATAAACAAAATACTCTTCAATCTCTGGTTCCAGTTCTATTGAATCATTATTTCTAATTGGTGCTGGAAGAGCAAGATTCGTTCTAGGATCTTTTTTCTTTTCCTGACGAATATACTTCATCTTCATTGGGTCAATATATCTCAGGTCTTGGATACCTGCCTGAGGATTCTTGACATCAATGACCTTAAGGTAGTATACTCTACCATCCACATACCAGTTTCTAAAGATTTCGTGTGCTTTTCTATCGAAATCTAAAATCTCTTTGAGATATCTGAATTCTTCTCTGATTACTGCTTTAAGTTTATCACTAGCATTAAGATTTGACAATTCAATCTCAACAGGTGAATCATAAAGATCACTAACGATTGCTTCATTTACAACATCTTCAATAGCACCATCACACTCTGGGTGAAGTGCCATTTCACGATATCTTTTGATAAGATCGTGTTCGGTTCTATATACGCCTTCGATATCAACATAGGAACCATAAAAACCACTCGCAATATAATTGTCAACCCCGTCCTCATTGGTTTGAGGAACGGGGGACATTACTGAGGGTGGTTTTTGGTTACTGTCAATAGAAAAACCAAAAAGTCTTGCCATTGTATAATAAATTTACTGGTTATTGACTATTTAGTTGATGTCTTCGCCGCCTGCATTTGCGCCGCTACCCTTGACTGCTTCCCACCACTGAACTTGAAGTTCAACAGTGAATTCTTGAATGCCTTGGGCGTCGTATGAAAGTTCGATAGGAGCAACCTGAGTTGGGAAAACATCATAGAAATGATACTTTCTCAGAGTGTCTCCACTACGATCTAACTGATAGACATAAGCGTCTGCTTGATACAGTGCTGGATCAGTTGCACCAGTGTTATCAGAAACACGGTTGATTGTATTCATCCACTTTTCGAAAGCAGAGCGAATAGCAAAGTCGGTGTCGTTGATAACGGTGATTGACCAGGTATCGAATGTTCTGTCGCCAGCAATCTTCAGGACTCTTCCTCTGAAGGGAACTTCGATTGGAGCAACGTTTGATGCGGGAAGATTTGCTGCCTTAACAAGGAAGCGTGCCTTGTTAAGGATATCATTTGCATCGGCAACTCCAACCAGAGCGGGGAACGAAAGTTCCACCTCAAACAGATTGGAGCGTGCGCCGCCACCAGCAAGCTTACTCTTGAAGTCAGTAATCTTTCTTAGTGGGGGTGGATTAAGTTGATTTCTTGTTGCCATTGTTTTTTACCTCTAAGTTTGATTAATAATTTAATTAAACGTTACCGATTACTTCTTCAAAAGAAACACCAGTTCTGGTAGCAACGAATGTCAAACCGATGAAGTTGATCGATCTGTTTGGTTTGACGAATACGTCAGCGACAAACTCATTGTTGTCGATGACTGCAGCGGTGTTATTTGTTTCGTCACAAATGACGACGTAATCAAAGATTCCTCTCTTAGATTGAACATCGCGGAGGAATGGTTCGATGATGTTTACGAAGTTTGTTCTCGTAATCTCATCATTGAATTCGAAGAGTTGATCTCTTGCTGCAGCGGCGATTGCCTTCTCCAAGTAGAGGAAGAGGCGGCGAACATTGATTCTATCGAATGCGGATGCTTTGCCGAAACCAGTCTTATCTCCAAAGAGAATAATGCCATCACCAGGCGAGAAGATAACAGGGTTGATTCTGTTGGAATACAACTTGTCTCTTTGAACCTTGCTTGGGTTGTATGCAAGTTTGACTGCATTCAGGATAGCGCCTCTAGCAGTTCCTGCTGGTGAGAACCAGGGGAAGTTGTTGAGGTCGTTTCTTGCGCAAGTTCCTGCAACGTCACCATTAAGTGGGACATAGCGGAATGTATCTGCAAATCTGTCATACATGTATTTGTAACCACTGTCAAAGACTGCATAAGTCGATGAAGTGATTGGTGCATAAAAACTGACAAGATTGTCTGTGATGTCTGCATCGGAGTTAACCGTTACAGATCCTGCAGTTCCATCATTGAGGAATGCTAATCTGTATGGTGAGATGAATGCAAGAGCATCTTGTCTTGCTTCAGCAACTGCAATCAATTTATTTGCAAGTGCTTGAGCAGTTTCTTTGTCATAATTTGCAGAACCCATCAACAGGAAGTCGATGTCATAGTTGTCTGTATTTTCATACAGATCATATCCAGAAGCAATCTTTGCAAGAGTTGAGGTCAAAGATCCACTTGCGGTGAGATCGGTTCCACCGTCATAGTTCTTACCACCACTCATTGAGAGTGTGCTTGCTCCATTAACAGCAAACAGAATACCACTTGCATTTTGATCCCATCCGGTATCAGTAGCAAGAGTGAATGTTGATCCAGTGCTGTGGTCTGCTGCTACAGTTCCACTTGGCTCACTGCCACCAAAGACATATGCCGAATTGTTTGCAAGATACTTTCTCCAGTATGCTGTGCTTCCGAGTGAATACTCAGCATCTTTTGCCTTGGAAAGTGACAGGTGCTTTTCTAAAACAGTTCCTGCATTTCCAGTGAGTGATCCATCATCATCAAAGACTGCAACGTGAAGTTCGTCGAATCTTGATTCTCTGCCTGCAGCGTATGAAGAAGTTCCAGGTCTGTCAGCGAGTGTATTCCAGTAAACTGTAGATCCAGAAAGCGAGATGGTTTGTTGATCATACCAATCCGCCTGTGCAGTAACCGCAGTTGTTGCATAAGATACAGACTGACCAGCAGTGTGAATAGCAACGGTTCCGCTTCCAGCGAAAGCGTAAACACCGCCTGGTTGATAGTCTACGTTTGTTTCTGTTCCAGCAGCTGAAACGTGAGAAACAACTTTTACATATGCATTGGTTCCATCAACTTCGGTGACGACACCCTTCAGGTGACCATCAAGAGATGAAGTTGATCCTGCTCCAGGAAGAACAGTAGAAATTGCCTGGGTTACACCCATTCCAACTGCAATGCTGTTTGCTGCCTGCAGAGTGATGATCTGGTCTGCTTTGGCATCAATGATTGCAACTTTCATGCCATTTGCCCAAGACCCTGGGTTTCTGGCAACTACTACTGCGTTAGCGATGGTATTCTCATCGTAACCCAGTTGGTTGTAATGTGTTAAACTCTTGATTTTGATTTCAGTGCTTCCTGCACTGACTGCGTTTTTGAGATTGTCGTCGTCTGCTCTGACAACTCTCATGTTGCCGCCATATGCCAAGTATGATGAGGCAACTAACCAGTTTTCGTAATGCTTGTCAGCAGAGTAGGGTTCTCCAAAAGTCTTGAGTAAGTCTGCCTCATTTGTAACTAAAACGGGCTCATCTACAGGTCCTTTTGCAAATGGGGCAACCAAACCACCAACAGCGCCGTTAGTAGTATCGACTCTACCAACGGTGAGGTCAACCTCTCTTACTACAATTCCAGGAGATGCTAAATTTAGCGGCATCTTCTATTCTCCTTAGTCCAGAATATTTCTAAAATTATTTATTAAAAGGGGTATTTTAAACGGGGAAACTATGCGTGAACAGTCTACCAGTCAGGATATTCCCATGTTATGCTCCTATCTTTACTTTTTCTATTCAATATGACTCTTTTCTTCGTGCATTCTTTACATTCGTAAGAATATGCGGATGGAAAAGCACCTCTACCTTTTCTTGTGAGATAGAAGTCTTCCATAAGACTTTTAGTTACACCACAAACTCTACATTTCCTTTCTAAAAATAATATATGTTCAATATTAATTTGATCATCGATATCCATCATCGATAATCCCACATATATGATCTGTCACCATACTCATCTGTAAACCACCGATCACCACCAGAATCTACGAAACTGGTATCATCCAAACCATCAGACATAAATCCAAACGGTGCCATGTCTTGTTCAATTTGATTTTTTTGTTCTTCATAGATTCTTTTACGAACATCATTGTCCGTCATCTCTTTGAAATAATCTTGAGCAACTACCCAAGCAAAGATAACCAGACACATAGCGAGGTCATCATTACAACCTTCTTCTGCTTCAAATGAATTATGTCTTTGTGAAAATGTTGTAAGTTCTGATATAATGTCATAGTCAACGGTTAATATCTTATCATCTTCTAAAAGTGTCTTCAAGTTAGAGCATCCCAACTTTTTCACTGCCTGTGTCATTCTGACACCAAGTTGAGATTTCTTTCCACTAAATCCTGTTCCTACAATCTGACCTGCTCGCCCTCTCATAGAACACATGAGGACGTTATCATATTCCAAATCAAAATGTAAGATACTAGCAACTTGATCACCAATATCATTTACCTCAATAAGTAACCAAGCTCCATTGTATGCCTTAGCAACATCAAAAATTACACTTGGGAACAACATTGGTTTTATTTCGTTGTTCTTATACTTTGCTACTACTCTATAAGGAAATTGAGTGATATCGAAAACAATAAACGCAGAGTAGTCATTGCCCAATCCACGGGCAACGTCTACAGTCATCATATAATTGTGCTCAGGTTTTGCCTTCTCGTAAATATCGAGACCAGCATTCCTTTGTATCGGATTCTCATATACTAAGTTTCTAAGTTTCGCTGGGTTAATGAGTGTATTAACCGAACCTAAGAATTCACACTCAAACTCAACCTTAAATTGTGCTTCAGACGTGTTGGCAATAGTCTGCTCTTTCCATGCTTCATCCCTACCTGGGACTTCAGACCAGTGAACATCAGTGGGGACATATTCATTCTTTCCTCTTTCCGCATCATGCCACATGCGGTAGAAATGATTCATACCCCTTGGGGTAGAAACGATAATTACCTTTGTGCTCTGTCCAGAAGAAATAGTAGGATAAACAGAGGCAAAGAAGTCATCAGCAATGTGATTCGGGATGAACGCGAACTCGTCAAGAAAGATGACATTA